TCCAGACGACGGCCGGGAAGGATCTCATCCTTCTGGTGGAAGACCGGACGATCACCGGCGCCTCGTTCGCCTTCACGACCGCCCCCGACGGCGAGGTCTGGACGGAGGACGACAAAGGCAACCCGATCAGGACCATCTACCGGGCCTCGGGGCTCTACGACATTTCGGCCGTGACCTACCCGGCCTACCCGAGCTCGAGCATCGCGCCCCGTTCGCTCGACGCCTGGCGGGCCGCCCGTGGAGTGGTCGGCGAGTCGTCATCCCTGACGATCAGTCTCGACTTCGACCAGACCTACACGGCGGCTCCCGGGCTCTGGCGGTCGTTCCTCCTCGACGCCGGCAACCGCGGCGCGAAAGTCTTCTGCATCACGCGACGAGAGGACACGCCCGAGAACCGGGCCGCCGTCCAGGCCGGCTTCGGTGACGCGTTCGAAGCCCTGGCCGGCGTTGTGCTCTGCGGACCTGACACGCTGAAGCGGGCGGCCGCCGAGGCCGCCGGGCTGTCGGTCGACATCTGGATCGACGATTCCCCGCAGCTCGTCGGCGTGCCCACGCAGGCCCGGTCGATCAAGGCCGGGACGGCCGTCGGCTACCAGGCCGCAGCGGCGGCAGCGATCGCGAGGCTCCGCCATGCAGCCGGCTAACTGCCAGCGGTGCGGGGCTCGGATGCGGACCGTCTCGTCCAAGCGGCACGGGACCGCGCAGGTCCAGTACCTCGCGTGCACCGGATGCCCGGCGAAGCGGTCCCGCGTTGTCGATGCGGTCCACGTCTGGAGGAGAAAGAAATGATCTCGACCGCCCCGCTCATCGCCGCCAACGACTTGACAAACGTCAAGGACAAGATCGACGCGTTTATCTCCATCGCGAAAATGAAGGCCCGCGACGGGATCACGGTCGCGGAGTTCGGCGAGCTGACGGTCGCCCTGCTCCGGGTCGCCATCGCCGCGGCCGATCTCCTCGCTGTCGACGGCAGCAGGAAGAAGGAGCTCGTCCTGGAGGCCGTCGCCGCCCTCTTCGACGCCCTGGCCGACAAGGCGGTCCCGGTCCTCGCCTGGCCGGTCTGGCTGATCGTCCGGCCGACGGTCCGGCAGCTCGTCCTCTTGGCGGCCGCCGGCGCGATCGAGTCCCTCCTGCCCGTCGTGAGGATCGCGACATGATGACGCTTCTCCTGATCGCCGCCGCGGTCGTCGCCCTCGGCGGGCCGCAGCTCCTCGAGCAGGGCCGGCAGCTCGTCGGCCAAGTGCACCTCCCGGCCCTCGACCGCCGGCACGTAATCGGCGCCGCCCTCCTGGCGGCCGCCGCCTGGCACTGGTCCTCGACCCGTCCGTCCACGCCAACGCCCGCCCCTGCCCCGGAGCCGGCCGCCCTGACTCTTAAGGGGAAGTTCGTCGGTCCCGACGCCGCGGCCGACGCTGCGACGACAGCGGCCCTCCTCGACGAGCTGGCCTCCGAAATCGAGTGGGACGGGATGCAGCGCGAGCCGCTCCTGCGGACGGGCGTCGCGTTCGACGACCTCCGGACCCGGGCTCGTGCCCTGCGGACTCGCGGCGTCAGCCTGGGCGAAAAGCACCCGCGGGCACGCGAGGAGATCAAGTCGTACCTGGACAAGACGGCCGGCACCTCCGGCGGCCCGGTGACTCCCGAAGGCCGCGCGGCATGGATCGCGGCCTACCGCGAAATCGCGAGGGCCGCCACCGATGCAGCAAGATAGCTCCAAGGCTATACGCTGGCTCGTCGTCGCGCTCCTCCTGGGCGTGGCGGTCGCCGCCCTCCTCCAGTCCCGCCCGCGCACGGTCGGCGGCGCCGACGGGCAGTTCGGCTACACGCCGGACCCCGAGGGCGTCCGCCGGTTCCTGCTCGAGCTGCCGCAGCCGCTCTTCCGGCAGGCCGGATCCGAAGCGATGGAGAAGTCGAAGGGCCTCGACACGTTTCTTTATCGCGCAATGCAGAAAGCCCACCGAGCGAGGTACGGTTCCGAGTTCGTCGTCGACAAGCAGCTTAATGGGAGCTGTGTTGCCTGGGGCGCCATGCACGCCGTCTTCTGTGCTGAAAGCGTCTCGTGGGAGCTGGGAGAACTGCAACAACCGCCGACGCTTCCGGCGACGGAGCCGTTATACGGAGGGAGTCGAGTCGAGGCCAGACGCGGGAACCCGCAGGGCTACGACGGTTCGGCGCCGGTCGGCGGATGGTCTGACGGATCGTACGGAGCTGCGGCGGCGAGATGGCTGCGGGACTGGGGCGTGATCTACCGCCAGCCATACGAGGGCCTGTTCGACTACACGGCGTACAACGCTACCCGGGAGAAGAACGAGGGCGCCTATGGAGCGGGCGGCCAGGGCGACAACTACCGGCTCGACACGCTGGCAAAAAAGCACCCGTGCAAGCACGTCGTAAAAGTGTCGACGTGGGAGGAATTGTCGGCGGCTTTGGAGTCAGGCTACCCGTGCACCGTCGCCAGCTCCCAGGGCTTTAGCTCGGTGGCAACAGCCGGCATAGCCGAGGCGGCCGGAACGTGGCATCACCAGATGATGATCTGCGGGATCGTGCACAAGAAAAACGGCAAGGCCCCCGACGACCTGGCCTGCATTCTCAATAGCTGGGGTCCGCGATGGATTCGCTACGAAGGTGGCAAGTTTCCGGCAGACCTCCCTGACGGCGCGTTCTGGGCGCGGCGGAGCGTGGTCGAGCGGATGATTGCATCCGACACGTGGGCGATCGGCGGCGTCGGCGGGTTCTCGTACCGCGACCTCCACAACGGCAACTGGCTCTCCCCTGCCCCGCAAGATTCGAGGGTCCCATGACGATCGACCGGAACTGCGCGTTCATCATCATCGCCGCCTTCGCCATCGGCTTCTACGCGTCGAGCTGCTCGAGCTCCCAGCCGACGCCGGCGACCGACCGGCCCGTCCTCCGCTGGATCGCCCGCGCGGCAAAGAGCCTCTTGTGGGTCGCGCTCGTGGCCGAGCAGCCGCCGGCGGAGCAGCCCGATCATCGGCTGTACCAGTCGCCCGAGATCGGGGCGGACGGCTATCAGATCGTCGACCACTCGCGAGGTTGGTGAACCATGACGTTTGTCGAATGGCTGATCTCGCTCCTCGTCTGGCTGTCGGCCGAGCCGGCCGCCATCGACCGCGAAGCCCCGCACGCGGCGGCAGCGGTGGCGGCAGCCCGCGCGACGATGGCCGTCGAGGCGCCGCCCGAGCCGGCCCCGGCGCCGAAGCCCGAGAAGTGCTGCTCCGACTGCGGCGGCACCGGCACGATCACCCACGGCGACGGCCACCGTACACCCTGCCCCTGCCCGAGTACCTGCCCCTGCAAGAGGAGTAAGAAATGAGCGTCACTCTCAGCCTGTCTTCGAAAATCACTCTCAGCGCCAAGCAAGAGGGCGACGCGTTTGTCCAGGCGCCGGCGATCAACTCCTACTTCGCGCTGACCAACGGCAGCGGCGAGGGCCAGGGTAATGCCATGTGGCACAAGGAGCTGACGGTCGCCAACGACAGCACGCAGACGCTCGACCTGACGAGCCTTCCGGTCAACGCGCTAAACCTCTCCGACACGCTCTACTTCTGGAAGATCCGGACGTTCTACGTGCACAACACGTCGACGACCGCCTCGGTCGAGATCTTCGCGGCCGATGCGGAAAATGATCCGTGGGATGCGCTCTACACGGTCCCCGTTACCCTCGGGCCTGGCGGGACGCTGCTGGCGATGGACCGCGTCGGCTGGCTCGTCGGCGGCACCAGCAAAACGATTAAGCTAATCAACGCGGTCACGGCCGAGAGCTTCGTCGGGGACACGGTCGCCGATTCGCGGGTGATCGGCGGCATCTCGGACACGTCGGCCCTCGAGGTCGGGATGATCGTCGTCGGGACGGGCGTCCCGGCCGGCGCAAAGATCACGTCGAAGACGGCATCGACCGTCACGTTGAGCGTGGTTGCGACGGCGGCCGGCACCGACACGGAGTTCGACGCCGCACACCCGGACCCTGTTCTGGTCGTCAGCCTGGCCGGCGTGCTCGACTGAAATTCCTACCGTAGTCCGGCGCGACTTCAACGGTGATCGTTTGGGTCTGATGATTTCGGTCGGTACGGAAACCACCACCCGCAATTAGGATCATCGAACATGAAGCTCCGCACGCTCCAGGACGAGTCGGCAAAGGTCATCGCCGAGCTCGAGACGCTCCGCTCGTTCTCCTCG